AAAAGAAGATATTTTTGATTTACCAAATTTAGCGGTTATGCCTGATAAGGTAAGAGAAAATTTAAAATATGAAGGGATGGAAGATGGTCTTGATTATTTACAAGAACAGAAAAAATCGCCGCGGAAACCAAAACCTGTTAAACAAAAGAAACCCCGAAAACCAATGACAGAAGAACACAAAGCGAAACTAGCGATCGCCAGAGAAAAAGCGATGTTAGTAAGGAAACAAAAGGCGGAAGAAAAAAAGAAAATGAAAGCGTTAGAAAAAGAAGAAAAAGAATTATTAAAAAAACAGAAATATAAGAAAGTCCAGAAATTAAAAGAAGAAGTAGATGAAGAAGAAGTTCCAAAAACACCAAAGAATTCTCCACCGGTCCAAACAGGATTTTCAAAAAAAGATTTAGAAGATGCTCAATATGACGCGATTATTAAATATGATACATTAAGGAAACAAAGGAAAGCGGAAAAAAAGAAACAAGAAGCGATTGAAAAATCAAAACAAGAATTGGTTCAGAAATTAAAACCCCAAGGATATCAATATCGGGATGGATCAAATCGTTGGGATAGTTTTTATTGATTGATGATTTTATCTATAAGTTTAAAGTTTAAAAATATAATCTAATATTATATAAAATGAATTGTTTAGTTTTGGGAAATGGAAAATCACTTGAAAATTTTGATTTTGATTCAATCAAATCACCTTGGATTGGTTGTTGTTTAGCGTTTAGATATTGGAATAAAATTAATAAGTTTCCTGATTATTATGTGAACGTTGACAGAGTTGTTTGTCAAAATAATGAAGTAATTGAATTTATTAAACAAGAAAAATGTCAAATGTATTTATTATCCAACTCAATTGTCAGTCATCCAGAATTTGAAAATCTTCCAAAAAATAAAATTGTTTTTATTGAAGAATTAATGATTGATCCAAGATCTATTTTCAAGTATGTCAGAAATTGGTGTAGTGGTTCGGCTTCGGTAATTCTAGCGATAGATTTATTTGAAGATATTCACATAGCGGGATTTGATGTTGATTATGTTGAATTTATCCCTGAATGTGAAAAACAAGATGATGGAACATTAATCATCAAGAAAACTCCAGAATCAAATCCAAATTATTTTTTCAATGATTATCAAAGGGAAGGGGATAAATATAATATTCCAAATGGTAAAACAATCCATCTTCAATCTTGGAAAGAATTAAGTGAAATTGTGAGACATTTAAATTTTATGTTTCCAGAAGTTCCAAGGAAGATTACAAATTACAATTATAAGATCTCTATTTCAGAATATTTTAAAACTAAATCAATGAAGTTTCTCTGTCAAGAAATGACAGACATATTAATAGACCAAAGTAAAACAACAATTTCATTTTGTGTTCCTTCTACAAGTAAAAATCGGGATTGGAAATCATTTGAAGAAACTTATTTGAATTCAATTTTATTACCATCAATCAAACCTTTGAATTCTGATTTTGATATTCAAGTTTATATTGGTTATGATGATGATGATGAATTATATTCAAATATAGAATTACCAGAAAAATTTAAAGATATATCTTTGAATTGGATCCCAGTCAAAGATTGTAAGGGAAACCCTTGTAAGGTTTGGAATCTTTTAACAAAAAAATCAATTGATGATGGGATTGAATATATTCAAATTGGTGGTGATGATATTATGTATGATTCAAGAAAAGAATGGTTGGGGAAATTTATCAAAGATCTAAAGAAGAATAAAAATATTGGTTATTCATCTGGATTCAGTGATAATCCAAATATCCCAACACAATTTTTAATTCATAAAAAACATTATGATTTATTTGGTTGGGTTTTCCCGCCACAAATTCATAATTGGTTCTGTGATGATTTCCTGTTTGGATTATACAAAGGTAAAGGAAATTGGTTGAAAGAATATATTCATCATAATCTTGGTGGGGATCCAAGGTATGAACCCAAGAATGATAAAAGACTTTGTGAAATGTTAATCAAAAGACATAAAAAAAAATTAAATAATCTAAAATAAAATTATAATATATTTATTATATAAATGGATAAGCCAAAAAAATGTCCCAAAGGTCATAAGGTTTGTAAGTGTGATCAAAAAAAGAAATCAATTCCAAAAGTTTTAAAAGTTAGAGACGAAGAACCAAATGAAAAGTTTGATGATATTCATTCTAATCTTCCCCAGATGCCGAGTTTATGTTTAATTATTGGAAGTGTAAGATCTGGAAAATCAAATCTATTAGTAAATTTCTTTTGTAATCCAGATTTTTATAAAGATAAATTTGACGTTGTTAAATTCATTTCAACAACTCTCCACACAGATAATAAAGGAAAAATATTATCAAAACATTTTGATTGTTTAGATCATTACGAAGATAAGATGATAGATGAAATCAAACAAGAACAATCCAAATTTGACAAAGAAGATCGTCCAACTTACGCTCTGGTTATGGATGATGTATTAACAAAAGATTTTAAAAAATCAAATCAAGTCAGTTTTTTTTCAACTCGGTTCCGACACTACATTGATTTTTATATTATAGCGGTTCAAAGTTTCCGAGCGGTTTCTGGTATGATCCGAAACAACGCCACTGATATTATTATCCACAAACAACAGAACTCAAAAGAACTTCAAAAAATAGCGGAAGAATACGGGGATATGGTTGGTGGTGAAAAGAAATTTATGGAATTATATAATGAAGCGATGAAAGATCGTTTTTCATTTTTATATTTAAAATTATCCGAAAATCCAGCGGAAGCGTATATCCGATTTGAAAAGAAAATATATCCGACACGTGATAGTGAAGAAGCGGATGAATTAGATTTGGATGAAATTTAAATATATTAATTATTTTTTTTATCTAAATATTTTAATCTAATCAATTATATAAATAAAATGGATCTTTATGGAACTTCAGGTCAAGCGATCGCCAATGGTAATATGAGAACAAAATCTGTCAGAGATATGAATGACAGAATCCGTGAACATAACACAGATATAACAAATCAAATTCAAAGTATAAAATCACAAACTCAAACGGCGGACAATATTAAAGAAGCGTTAGACACTGGAAAAACCTTATGGGCGGGATCAAAAATGCCCGGAGCGATCAAAGAATATCAAGCTTACAAAGCGAAACAAGCGAAGGGACAAGCGACCCAATCAAATCCCGAAAGTGAAACAAATTCAACTCTAAGAGAATCAGCGACAGAAAATGATCCATTACGTCAAGGGATGAATGAAAGTCAACTTCGTGAAGCGGCGGGTGAAGAAACTCGGGCGGAAGGAAGTCCCGCTGGAGCGTCTGTTTCAGAAGAAGCGTCTGTTCTCGGTGGAGCGAAAGGAAAAGTTCAAAATTCAATGGAAGATTTACTTGAAGATGGTTTAACTGAAGATGGAGTATCAAAACTTGGTAAGGCGGCCGGAGCGATCGGTGGAGCGGCGAACTTTGGGATTGATATGTATCAAGATTTCAAAGGTGGTAAAGGATTCCATCTAGCGGGCGACAACTGGGAAGAACAGACTGGGAACGCTCTAAATATCGCTGGATCTGTCGCTGATGTTGTTGGGACCTTTTACCCGCCGGCGGCGATTGTTGGTGGGGCGGTTGATCTAGTTTCAGACGCTTTCAATATGATTGGATCTAAAGTTGAAGATGATAAAAAAGCGGCGGAACTGGATCAAGAAGCGACAGATGAACAAACTCCTGAAATTCAACAACAGGCTCAACAAACAATTATCACTGGACGAACACAATAATGTCTGTCAATTAATGACATACCAAACTTTTTTAATTTTTTTTTATTATTATTTATAATATATTGAATTATTATAAAATATGTCAAACTATTGGTCTGCTGATAATTCTGTTAGAATTGGTGAAACGAAAATCTCTGTCCCTTCTGAAAATGGTCTATCGTATAGTCCCGGACAGAAGGTTCAGATCTTTGTTGATCCTTCAACTAAATATATGGATGGTAAGGAAACTTACCTTGAATTTAATGTTCAACTTTCTCTTCCGAGCGGTAAAGCCCCGACCCGTCTCCAGTTAGATAAATGTTCTTCTACTATCATTAAAAATTTAAGAATTTACGATGGATCCCGTGGTCAAATGTTAGAAGAAATTTCTGATTATTCTTCTTATGTCTCTGTAAAATATGATTATGATAAAGATTCTAATGTTGAAGGTGTTAGAGCTTTACGTGAAGGATGTGGTTCACATACTCCCGAAAATCGCGGAACCCAAGGAACTTCCAAGTCTGGTATGGCGAACACAATCACCAATCCTTATTTCAAGAAAACTAGCGGAAATCAATCCACAACTTACAAAGACAGCGATTTCTTAAACGCCAAGGTTTGTCTACCACTTCACACAGGAATTTTCGCTAATTCTGAAACCATCTTTCCAGTCGCTATGACAAATGGACTTTATATTGAAATAGATCTTTCTGAAGCGTCGGACGTTGTCAAACAATTAGACAGCGTTATTCGCGACGTAAGAACCCCATTAAACCCCCACTTCCACTCGGTTAATGGAAGTTCTACTCCGAACACTTGGGCGGCGGGAACTGAAACAACCAAATTTTATGTTGACTATGAAAACAATCTCAAAGGGTCGGAGAGTGTTAGTCGCTTCCCATTTGTAGTTGGTGAAAAGGTTAAGTTTTGTAAGGCGGACAATAATGGATCTGGAACCAGTTTCCACGGCGATGTTCCGCTGACTATTTCCCAGATCAATCTATCGGCGGCGGCGAACGCTTCTGGTGGTCTGATTGAAATAACTACCCAGAACGCCAGCGTCAAGGCGGGGGCGAAGACAATCACTGGCGATTATGTTCTTTATTCTGTATCTGCTGCTGATGAAACTTCTTATGATGTTTCATACAAAGTATCAAATGTCAATCTAGTTGTCAGTCAAGTTCAGTTGGATCCGGGTTATGAAAAGGGAATGATTCAGAAGGTTCGTGAAGGTAAGGCGATTGAATTTGATATTCCTTCCTTGACTAATTATAAACATAGTATTTTAGCGAGTGATCGCCAAGTATCTTTCCAGATTTTTGCTCAGAATTCTCGGGCGAAATCTCTATTGGTTATTCCACAGGATAGTTCAGTGTATACATCTGCCCAGAAGGTTTCGGGTTCTGGAACTTACGTAATCAAGGGAACCAATTATTCTAATTCATCCGGAGCGACGAAGAATCCTGAAGACACTTGTCTCGCGTCTACCCGCTCGGCTTACACTGGAATATGTGATGGTTTAAGTGGAATCCAGTTTGTAATAAATGGACGTAGACAGCCATCAAGGGAAATCTCCACAAAAAAAATCGCGACAAAGAAGGCGATTGACGCGTATCATCTTTATGAAGTTGAAAAAGTATTAGATAATAGTATGATCCAACCGAAATCATTCAGTGAATTCCAGAACAATTTCATTTTTGGACGTGGTTTCTCGGCGGGTGGTCAGAATGGTGTGATGGATTTAAGGGGAAAAGATCTCGCTGTAAATCTTAAATATCTCGCTCCTGACGCTCCAGAAAAACCGAAATTATTCCAGTCGTTTGTATTCCACTTAAGGCGTTTAGTTCTGAAAGAAAATTCGGTTCAAGTTGTTATTTAATTATCTCTTGACATATTTTTACCTTTAATATCAGAATAACCTTCTCTTTGTGTTCCAATACAATTTTTATGTGAAATAAATTTATAATTTTTCATTAATTTCATCCAATAAATATCAATATTATTGGATTTAGATTTCCCATTTTTTAATCTGTCCCACATTCCATCGTGTAAATTTTGAATTAAATCATCATAGATTGATTCATTCAGAATATGTCCAGAAGTCCACTCACAATAAAAAACTCTAACAAAATTTCCAACTCTTGGTTTTTTTTCTTTTCTTTCTTTTTTACTATTCAGAGATTTATCTTTTGAATCTATAATCGGATCGGGTCTGTCATTTATTGACACATAACTTTTAATTAAGTTTGATAATAATAAAACATCATAATCTTTTGGGAATTCAATATTGTTGAAATTATGATTTTCCTTGAAAATAAAATCATCTTCAAGAATGATTACTTTTTCATAATTTCTTGATTTAGCGATTTCAATACATTTAATATGTGATAAACTACAACCAATATAACCATCATCTTTTTTGACAGCGGATACTCTTTCATAATTCAAACCATTCAGAATTTTTTCCATTTCTTCTTTTCTGTCAGTTCTAGAATCAAGATTAATATATAAAATTGGAATATTCATCCTTTTACTTTAACATAACATTTTTTATTTATTTTTTATTTAAATATTTATATTACAAGTATTATAAAATATGTCTATGAATTCGGCTTCACGTTATATTGAAATCCGCCCTGATAATATCCCAGCGGATGGTAAAATTTCATTTAAGAACGGATTTCCCGTTCTGTCCTTTTCTGTTTCTGCCCAGAATGGAATGTTGGATCCACGATCCGTCAGAATTGTTGGTGAATTCTCCGCCTTTAAAGATAATCTCGCGACTCCAACCCCTATAACCGATGGCGATCTTCTCACGATGAATAATCGCCTTGGAATCTACAATCTTATTGACACTCTAACGATCCGATCGTCCCGATCCAAAATGATTTGTGAAAGTATCAGACACTATTCCAAATTTATGAATACTTATCTCGGGTTAACCAGTTCCGCCCAGGGCGATCAACTTGGTCATTTATCCCAGACTTGTCTTATTCAGCCGAACCCAACATCATTCCGAAAATCTGTTATGGAATCGGCGAACACCGCCGCCCCCCAGACCAACACTTTCTCCGCCCATTTACCCTGTGGTTTCGTCCAGTCTGGTCAAATGATAGATCTTCGCCCGGACGCTTTCGGTGGTATTCAGATTGAAATGTTATTAAATCCGGACTCAAATGTTCTGTTCCAAATGAATGGATCTACTACCGGAATTGGAGACGCTCATTATGAATTATCCAATCTTAAGTTAACTTGTGAAATTATGTCCCCGGGTGATACTCCGCCCGCCAGTGAAGGAGCGTTTGATTTCAATACCATCACTTCTCTCTATACCAGTATTAATTCAACGAACGCCCAGATCCAATATTCGCTCGCCCTGTCTAAAGTTCAGTCAGCGTTTATGACTTTTATGCCGGTTTCAAATATCAATACTCTTACACAGGATGGACAGGCGACCACTTACCCATCGGGAGTTGGGACCGACGACACGGCTCTAGCCAAAATAAAACGCGTCCAATTCCTTAAGGGTGGCGTTAAATATCCCGCTGATTTTGATTATGTAGCGAATACGGAAGAAACTGGAAATGAAGATACTCAACTTCCGGATCCCCAGATTGTCAAGGGTCTAATGGACGCTGTCCTTCCCAATTATGGTATGACTAGAACTGGAATTTCGCCCGCCAATATGAATCGCGATTATAATATGACGACATCGTCTACGGGTGAATTTTCTTACAACAATATCCCGCTTGGTGGATCTGTTATGGGTCTTGGCGTGAAATATGGTCTCGGCGGCGGAGAAGATTTCTCTATGGAACAATTTGGAGTTAGTGTTGATTCAGAGTTGACAGCTGATAATCCAATCGGTGTATACATCTTTGTCAAGTCGGGAGCGAGACTTGTCTATAACAGAAATGGCGTTCAGGTCATTCAGTAAATTATTCATTATCTATACATTAATTTTTTATAATTTTTTTTAAATTTTTTTATATTACCATTTAATATAAAAATGGATAATGTATCTGACCCCGATTCTGGAACTAGTTCCGCCCAATCTTCCGCGAAACCTTTACTTGGTGAAGGGGAACTAACCCCTGATTTTCTTCGTCTAACTTCAATTCCAGTTAATTTTGTTCAACAGCTGGAAACTGATCTTCTTGAACCGGTTGTCTTCAATCAAGGTTCGGCGACCAGTGATGGATTCTGTCGTTTTACGCTACAGAACAAAGGATTTTTACATTCTCACTCAAAGATTTTCCTTGGTTTAAAACTCGCTTCTGGAGCGAATACTGAAGATTTTCCAATGCCCCACATTGGGATTGGACAGGTTGTCAAGAAGGCGGTTCTTAAAATTGGAAACAAGGCGATTAATGAAATTGATTCTTGGAGACATCTTTTCGCCGCCAAATCTAGTTTAATCACAAATGAAAACAATCTTGAACGCGAATTATATATGACGGGGCGTGGAATGGCTCACGATTTTAATTACACTCTCGGGTCTCGTTTTGAAGCGGCGGGATATGGACTTGATAATGGTCTTGAAAATGTTGTTGGAACCGACACAGATAAGAGTATCCCGGAATGGTTAAGGATTTCTACGGACGAAACCACCAACCCAACTCTGGCGATTGATCTATCTGATCTTTTCCCCTTCCTTAAGGTGAATCAACTACCATTATATATGATTGATGAACCAATCAACATTGAATTAACTTTTTACCCCCAGAAGGGTGAACGTGTTCAGATTAAGGACGGATCCACCGCTGATATTCTCTGTGAAATTGTTCGTGATGATCTGAAATTCTGTGCTGATTATATTTACTATGGAGCGACAGATGAAATGGAAAGATACGCTTCCGCCAACCCGGAAATCAACTTTTCCTTTGTTGATTATCGTCTGGTAGAAAGTTCTACAAGTCGGACGGCTCTCCAAGGTTCTATTGTAAGGAATCTTGGTATGGCGAACCGAATTGTTCCCCGAGTCCTTACGATGATTAGTGATTCAAGTGTTGATGAAGATGGTCTCCTTGGTGAAGTTAATTCGCTCGCCCCGCTTTATGACGCGAATGGACAAGTCGGACAGGTCGCTAAAACTTCTTACAATCTTAAATATAATGATCGTTTTGAGTATACTACAGCGATTGACAATTCCGCCCGTTTATTCTCTGAATTCACACATTCGGAAGGAATTCCATTTATTACCCGACAGGAATTCAGTGATGAATGTAAGGCGGGTGGGATGACTGGTAAATTCGCCGGACACGATCAAGACATAGAATTAACTGGACAATTTTTCACTCTTGGAACCAAACTAACGAATGGTCGTGTTGGTCAGCGGGGTATTGATCTATTTATCACTGGTGATTTCCCAGCGGGAACCGACGTGATGAGAAATTTCTGTGAATATGTCCGTGTCGCTACGCTCAAGGGTGGTATGTTTGAAATCTACAACGCTTAGTCTGTCTGTCAATAGTCTGTCATTTTATTAAATTCATAAATTCTTATAAACTATATCCATTAAATTCTTATTTTCTTAAACTTTTATTCATCTGTCAATTATTGACAGACATATTAATAGTATATTATTACTAATCTTTTTTTGTTATTTTTATTTAAAAAATTAATCTAAACTATAATTATAATATGGTTAAGATTAACTCTGAAGACATTACTGAAGAAATTCAAAAGTCCCGTCCGAATTTGAAACCAAATTCAATCAAACAATATGAAACCCATTTGAATAAATTAAAAAAACTATTTGACACTGACAATTATGATTTTTTATCCAAACCAAAAGATGTAATGGAAAAACTAGATGATAAACATTATACATCAAAAAGGAATACGCTAAACGCTGTAATCATTTTATTATTGGCGTTGGATATTGATGATAAATTTTCAGAATTAATTGAAGAGTATCAAAAAATCCGTGATGGATTAAATGATAAATATCTTGAAGATCAACAGAGTGGAAAGATTTCTGATAAACAAAAAGATAATTTTGTTGAATTAAGTGAAATCAAAAAAATGACAGCTCAGATGTTTCGTGAAATAAAAGAAAAGGATCTTAAGAAAAAAGAAATTCTGAAACCTTCAGATAAAGAATTGATGGTTGTGTTTACAATTTTTTCATTTTTATCCAACTATCCTTTGAGAAATGATTTGGCGGGTATGAAGTATATATCAAAAACAGATTACAATAAATTGACAGATGATGATAAAAAGAATGGAAATTTTCTGGTGAAACAAAAAAATAAGTTAATGATTATTTTAAATGAATATAAGACCAGTAAAAAATATGGAGAGAAGATTATTGAATTAAATTGGGAAATTACAAAGATTATGAAATTTTATATTCGGGTAATGGATAAAGAAATCGGAGATGTATTATTCACTAATAGTCGTGGGAATCCAATTACAAGAAATGGGATTTCTCAACTATTAATCAAAACAAGTAAAAAGTATTTGGGAAAATCTATCTCCACAACAATGATCAGAAAGATTGTTGTTTCAGATAAATTTGCTGATATTAAAAAAGAACAAGCGGAACTCGCCGATGTTATGGGCCACGATGTCGGAACCCAAAACGCGGTTTATGTTAAGGAAAAGTAATTTTATTTAAATGAACCTTAATGACTTTTGTTGGTTGAATATATCCGTGTCCCCGATCAAATTCTTGATCTTCAAGAAAATAATCTTCTTTATTTATTACGTGTCCTTTTTCATTAAATTTCATTTCCCAATAATAATATTCATTATTACATTTCCAACAGATGAAATGTCTTAATGGTTTTTCATTCATAGATATTCTGGCTTTATTGGTTTGAACAGCGTTTAACATTTTGACACTATCAAACATTAAAGAATCTAATTCTCTTGGTTCTTTTCCTTTTTTAATATTATATAATTTATTATCCATAAGATGAATATCATTTCTTGTTTTCAATTCTATTCTTAAAGTTAAAGAATAAAAATCAAAGTTTTCAAATTGATTATCACTTTCCTGAAGATCATTCCCAAATATATTACGGAGATCAGTCAAGGAATTTTTTTCACTTTCTTTTCCCAATTCATAATCCAAATCAAATCTATTTACCATATTCATTCTATTATATATACCTTTAAATACATTTTAATTTTAGAGAATTAAACTTATTTGAGAAATTTTCCGATAGTTGATTTCATAGATAATACATTATCATAATCAGATTTGTTTTCTGTATCTTCAACGAAACTAAGTCTTTTATAATAATTAACCAATCTATCAAGACCATTTTGAAAGTTAAGATCTTGAGCTAATAATAAAAATTCAGTTGATAAATTGATATGTTTTAATTTAATTAATTCATTTATAATCTTTTTTAATTCACATAAAATCTTTCCGCTTTTTTCACCGGACATCCATTCATCAAGATGAATTCTTTTTGAATTATCAATTCTTAAATTGATAGTGAATTTTTTATTCCCAACGTAATTAATATTTAATATACTATCATCATATTCAATATTTTCATCAGTATCAATTAAAAATGTTTTATTTAATAAATAAGTCATTATAGATTTTATTATCTATACCTATATAATATATTATTACTTTATCCTTAAGTCCTTTTGACAGGATTTTAGATTAATCTGTCATAAAAGCGACAGATTAATCTAATATTATGTCAAAAATAGGGTATTTAAAGAATTAATTTATAAATTAATGTCTCTTTAAGTGTAAAAAAGGGTATAAAACTAGATTAATCTGTCATAAAATGACATAATATTAGATTAATACTATTTAAATAATAAATATATACATATAAGTAAAGATAATATGTATAATATCCAAGGAAAAAAAGGAACTTTATGTTTATATTATAATGAATTATTTATTTGTGGATTTCCCCTGGGTAAATTAGACTTAAAGGATTATGTGAAAGGATCAGAAGATCTTATTGTAAATTCAATGAGACATTCTGATAGAAATATAAGAGAACAAATATTCGCTTATAAATTTTTTTGTCAAACTATGTTTTCAAGAACATTAAAAAAAAAGAATATATCCAATGATGATTACAGAATGTTTGTGGCTTGTTTATTGGCGTTGGTAAAATTAAGAATCTATGAAATGGATGATGTTAGTTTGATTTGTGGTAGAAAGAAAAAGAAAAAGTTATTTTAATCCCATTACTTTATCAATCCTTAATTCACCCGCTTGATATAGTTGGGTGGAGACTTTTTTTGTTGGACCAGTTCCATCCCGATACTCTAAAAACTCCTTTAATGTGAATTTTCCTTGATTAATTAATTCTTTTATCATATTGAAATACTCTTTGGAATATCCCCGAATTAATCCCATCATTGATTTGTTTGGATCATCTTGAATTTTGGCTTTATATAAATCTCGGCGGACAGCGTATTCTTTCAATACTTCATCCGGCGGATATTTTAACGTATTTAATCTTAAACTTAATAAGAAATAAGTCCATAAATTACAATACCCGCCAATTTCGTTTATTGTAAATTCTCCAACCTTTCCTTTCCCACCAGATCTATCTAACGATTGAACTCCCTTAAAATCTTCATACATAGATTTACTCGGACAAACATCAACGGGTTTCACATATTTTAAACTACCAAATTTGAGTTTTTTTAATTCTTCATTTATAGCGATAATCCCCGCCGTCAGATCAACACCTTTAAGTTCCTTAAATTGTTTTCTTTCCGGGTCATAATCTACCCGTCCGTGTGGTTCAAAGTGTTCAGCCGTCATCTGTAGTGTATTAAATAATAGAGCGTTGGCGTGATTACCCCCGGTTTTTTTATCTTTAAATCTTAATGGTAAAACTACCGCTTTTTTTCCCTTGGTCCTGGTATGACAATCTATAATTGACTGGGCGATTTCTTTGGCGGATCTTTTCAGAAAATCCGTCATTTCAAAATCTTTCAAACTTTGTTTAAAGAATTTTTTTAAGATTTTCACAGGAATAGAACAATCATTTTTGTTTTTTTCTAATATGTAAGAATACATTAAGAATGATGAACTGGGAACGCCGTGGAATGGGAGAATTTTTTCATCTGAATTTTCAACTAAACTATCAAATATTTTCTTCACAGACATTTCTTTTTTATCCGGTTTCTTTAAGGCTTCACCTGTTCCTTTTGAAAAATTACTTTTTCTTGATCGCGATCTAATCTTCCAATAAATTCAAATTTTCTACTTTTAGTTAATTTGAGATCGGCTAATTCCATAGTATCCTTTTCATCTTCACTAAAACTACCATCATCTTTTAAGATGATATGATTCATTACATATATATTTTTAGCGAAACGCGTAAATACATAAGCTATAACCTTCTTATTTCCTTTGGTTCTATATTCAATAACATCATCTTTTTTTAATTCTGGAATACCATCCTTATCAACCTTTGGTTCTTTTTTTGGTTTTTCTTCTTTTGGTTTTTCAACCTTTGGTTTTTCCTGACCGATTTCCTGTGTATCCAATAAAATTCTACAAACCTTTTGAACCAAATCAAATTTATCTTGATCTGGTTCATTATTTTTATCCGGATGAAATTTTAATTTTAATTCTCTATCTCTTCCCTATCTACT